GGAAAATTATTTTCTTCAAAATATTTAACGTAATTAAAAGATAAGGCATCACCCATGCATGGATTTTTTCTATTTAGATTAAATTCTTTTCTCATTGAATCAACGATTTCAAAAGATACGCCAGTCCAGTCGTAGTCTTTTTCTAAAAGATAAGTATTATTTCCGTTACTATAGTGTGCAGCTCCAAGCTCAACGTAATGGCCGTTTCTCTTTTCCTTTAAAATGTCAATAATAAACTGCTCTTCATTTGTTGTTTCATGTATCATTTAAATAACTCTTTCCTTAATATAGTTGGATCCTTTTCTGTACCACGTACAAAAACAGTTGAAAAATATCTTATGTCGTCGCTTAAAACTGGCTTAGATCCATGCAAAATATGGCCACCATGGATGTATAGAGAGTTTTTCTTTGGCTTAACAGTTATACCTAGATCTGGATATTCTAACTCTCCACCATCATAATTATCATTATAATATAGGCATAATCCATATCCAATATAATAGTCTAAATCTGGAATCCATTGATCGGTATGTGGATGGATAAAGTCATCCTTTTTGTATCTTTGCAAAATCATTTTTGGTGAATAATAATGATACGATTCGAATAAGTTTTCCATTTTGCTATTTATTCTGTCAAAGACCGTTTCTGTTTTAAACTCTAAGTTTTTCCCATACCAGAACCCCTTATCACCACTTGCCTCTTCAGAAAACCAAGCCTCTTCTTCTGTGTTATTGATTATCTCATAAACTTCTTCGAGTTCTTCGTTTGTTAGAAAATTATTAATTTCATAAACATCATCGTGTAGTTTTATAATATCCATTTTTATCACACAAACTTACTATTAAAGATATTGCTAACCTCTAAGTGATTAACATTAAAGTGTTTTGGTAAAGAACCAACCCAGCGAATAGCCTCTGCCATATCTTCTGCTGTCAAAGAATAAGGCTTGCTTTCTTCTTGAGTGTCTATTGTTCCTGGGCAAATTTCTGTTATCTTGATTCCATATTCTGGAAATTCCATTCTCATAGTGTCTACTAGAGCCATCTCTCCCCTTTTAGCATTACTATAATTTCCTCCACCCCTAAAAGGTATTTTTCCAGATAGGGACGTTACAAAAATAATTGTTGGAGACACTGAGCGTTTAAGACATGGAACAAAAAGCTGAGATAGATACATTGGGCCAGAAACATTTATGTCATAGGCAGTTCTAAAATTATCCATAGTCTCGTTTATAATGCTAGTAGGACTAGCTCCACCACCTGCATTGTTTACTAAAAGATCTAAAGAGATATCTTTATATTTTTCAAAGAAAGACTTTATTTCATTTGGCTGCGTTATGTCAAGCCTGTACGTTTCAACGTTTTCAGAGTCTAGCTCTGAAACTTTAGAAAGATCTCTGGAAACTGCAATTACCCTATATCCATTTTTAGATAGCAGCTTTACCGTTGCGTATCCAACACCCTTGCTAGCTCCAGTAACTATAGCGGTTTTCATAGGCCCAACAGCTCAATTTCTTTTTTATAGTATTCTTCAAACTCTACCCAAAAAGGTATATTATTTATAATGGTGACATTATCGCTATTTCTATTGAACTTGAGTCTTTTTTCTTCTAACTCCCGCCAAAGATCTTCGCCATACTTTTCTTGAAGCTTAAGCCATAAAGGATGTCCAGGATACTCATATCTCCAATAGTTTCTAATTATATACTTTTCTCCGCTGGTTACTGCTGCTACCCCATGGTAGTGTGGTGGACGTGATGGGAAAACTACGATATCTCCAGCAGTTGGCTTGTATATATAATCTTCTTTTATTATTGATGGGTTGTTTTCATCGAGGAATCGAAACATGATTTCCCCTCCAGTATAATTATCATTTAAATAGAAAACTGCAGTAATTCCAAACTTTAGCCCAGGATTATAAGTAAACTCTCTTTGAAAGTCTGTATGATGCATCATTACATATTCTTTATGCTCTTCTAGATTTGGGATATACTTTGCAATATTCCATCCATCTTCTGCCCAGTTATCAAGAACAATATTGTTTTCTTCTACATAAAGCTTTGTCGCATAGTAAAATAAGTCATTTATTTCATTTTCAAAGTACTGGGTTTTTTGAAGACTATTTGATTTTGAGTCTGCCCATTGCTCAGGAGTTGGAAAAGTTTCAAACTTTGTTGGCGTAAAACCTGAGTTTTCAGCTACCTTACCAAACGTATACCAGTCTTTCCATTCTTTGTTTTTTTCAAAATACTCTACAAAATCTTGGCTATTCTTTATTGCAGATTTAAACACCCAAATAGATTCATGTATTTTTTCAATTTCAAAATTATACACTGCAGCCCTTTTTTAGATCCATATTGTTATGAATCCAGTGACTAGGAATCATATACTTTACTCCAGACTTTACAGTATGTGCAATATGATAGTATGGAGCTGATGATGGGAATATGATAACGCTTCCAGCACTTGGCTTTACCCCAAAATCAATCTGATTTTTGCTTACAGCTACATCATAGTCTAGATCTGGGCTGACTACTTGATTATGATCTTCATAATCTGATAGCTTAAATGAAATCTCTCCGCCCTCAGGAACCTCGTTTAAATACATAACCAGAGAATACCTAAGAGTTTTGTCTCCATCTAGCTGGTCATAATGTGCCCCCATCGATGCCCCAGTGTCATATTTTTTAATATTAAAAACTGGGAATAGCCGTGGCTCATCTGTATCTCCTACTGACTTAGCATAATCCTTGCATACATCGTACAAGGCCTTCATAATGTTGATATAGACATACTCCATTTTACTTCTATATGGCTCAGCCATTTGGTTAATCTGATTTAGATCAAAAGTCTGAGTTTCTCCATAAATAAACTCTTTGTCGTCTGAAGCAGTCCACTTACCCCATAGCTCTCCGCCCTCTAGGCTGTTAATCTCTGTAAGTTCATTGATTGTCTTCATAACCTCGTCAAAATTTTCAATGGCATTTTCGTAATAATAAACCATTTCGTGTAGCATACGCTTTTCCATATTAATACCTATTTCTCTCGTAGTGTCCAGTTTCTTTAATAAAGCCAACAAGCACGTATCTGATTCGACCTTCTGAAACAGTTTCTACTCCATGCTCATATTTTTCGTTGCCTGGGAAAATTAGCAAAGTTTTTGGCTTTGGCCTTATTTTCAAATCTAAGTTTTTGAAAAATAACTCCCCATTGCTGTAATCATCATTTATGTAAAGTATTGCAGCATATCTTATTGATGGGTCTGTATGCTGATCTGTGTGAGATTTTAGCTCTACGTTTGGCTGCATTCTTTGAATTGTAGCAAGACCACTTAGCTCTAAGGCTGGATCTGCCTTTTTAACTAATGAATTCAACCTATCATAAAAGACCTGATATTCTGGATTATTGCTAATGTTTAGGTTTTTATCAACCCAATTTTGAGTTATCTCAAATTTGCCTTCAGCGACAAGGTTATCTACGTCATCTCTACCGAACTTTTCAAGACAGAAGTTTTTTAGATTTGACATATATTCTATCTCCCAATCTGCCTGAGTTGCAGAATTTATTTTACTCCAAATAAAGCTTAGCTCATCATCTGTCAAAAAATTCTCAATAGAGATTAGCTCATCTGTAATTTCAGTAAAAGAAAGGCTGTTTTCCCTAAAAAGATTTTTTAGATTTTCAATCATTCAGATTGTCCTTTAGTTTATATGGCTTACCATCCATATCTAGCTTATAGCCATCTTTAAGTAAATCTTGCCATTCCTTACGCTCAACTTCCTGAGCATCACGAATCTTCTTCATCTCTTCGGCCCAGGCATCTCTTAATTCCTGAGGATATGCATCTTCTTCACGATCATCCCAAAAAGATCCGATAGTATATCTAACACCAGACTCTATTAGAGTTACTTCATGCATGTTATTAAATCCACCGTCGAATACCGCCAGCATTCCAGCTTTTGGAGCTATCTCTAAATCTTGCTTTGGAAACTTTAGCAAACCACCAGCAAAGTCATCGTTTAAATATAGAAATGCCGCATATCTACTTCTTGCAAATGGCCCAGAGTTTCCATGTTCGTCTGTGTTGTCAGAATGTATCCTAGCGTATGCTCCTGGTTCCCACTTCTGAGTGTGATAGCCTATTTGAACTATTGTTTTTGGGTCTAGATCATGAACAGAGGCTACTGCCTCAATTATTCCACTTTTAATTTGTGAAAAGATGTCCGATGGTAGACCAGCTTCT